CTGCACTTATACGGTTACGAATATGGCAAACGTGGGCGATATCGAAAAACGCACAATGGCTGCAATAAAGTGTCGTGCCGTTTGTGTCACCCGGATAAATATCCGAAAAGGACTCCAACCAAACAAGAACGTCAACCATGGCAGGAAAACGAATAATCGACTTTGGCGGCAAATCAGCCGCGGGCAATGGACGCCGCAGTCCGATCTTGAAAGGGCAAGACCTCATCAGCATGCGCTGTTTGTCTTGCAACAAACTCAACTACGTTGGGTTTTTAGAAACCCAACGCGCCGGCGCGCCCCGCTGCAACGCCTGCGGCGGCGGCCTTATGGAAATTGAAGAAAGCTACAAACGACGTACAGGCTGCTCGTACAAAAAAGCAGAAAAAATGGTGAAGCAATTGGGCGAAAAACCATTCGCCTGCACCACATGTAAAGTAAAATTTCGATCTGCTGTAGCTTTAAGTTTGCATGTCAAAGAAAAACACCCCGAAGCCGAACCTGTAAATCGCGAGCAACTTGAGAAAGATTGCGGATTCAGAATACGGCATTATAACTAACAAAAACAATGGAGAACGCAATGACCGATTTAATAAAGAACATCGAAGAAAAAACGCGCTTGCTTGCTGACGCAGTTAGCGCCGAGCAAACGCTTGAAGACAATCGTATCAACGTGAAGCTGGCGGCAATCGAACGCATCATGGCGGCCGGAGACAACTCGTTTACGGGCAAGCCGCACTCGTTTTCGTCGGCTGAAAACATCGTGAATAGTGACGGCCACTATCAGGAATATCTGGAACGTCAGCGCAATGCGGTCAAGGCGCGCATTCTCGCCAAGGGGGCCTATGACGCCGCCGTCGCCGCCGCGCGTCTGGGAGCCGCAACCCTTGTTTGACACCGACGATAACGACACCAACGCCCGCTACGAACTCAGCACTATTGACGCAGTGCGAGAGGCGGCGCTGATTATGTACGGCCGTTTTGTCGCGAACATTAACAATATGGAAAACGACGACGAAGGGGCAAAACTCCGCACAAACTATTTGTCACTGTCCGAGACAGAAGCAATTATCAAAGAACACGGTTTTGTGGTCGGCGACACGTACGCCATTGGCGGCGATACACCGGAAGAAGCAAAGAAACAGATAAACGCGTTGCTTGCCGCCCTCCTCGACCGAGTGATGTCAAACGTATTACAAGAAGGCGTCAAACAAGAATTACTTGACTGCGCCTATGACACCAACACTGACGATTTTGCATTTTCCGTAACTGATAAAGGGCGGCAAAAAATTGAAGAACTTAGACAAAACGAAGAAAGCGCCGACAGTTGAAGCGGTATTTGAAGAAATCAAAAAATTCGAAACCGTTCAAAATAAGTACAAAGAATACGGCGCGCGTGATTCAGAACCTGACGGCGTATTTCAACGAGTAATCGACGCAGCCGGGCGCGGGAAAGAACCGTTAATTCCGCGGACTGGTGATGCGTGGGAACTTTACGCCGACAGCATGAATTGCGACGAAGCTGCGGCGGCGCTTCACGATCAGGCCCTGCAAGTAGTGCGCGCTATTGAAATGTGCCCAATTCGAGACCTCGACAGGCTGACAGAGAAACTCAAAGATTATTGTTGGAGGTTATATTGAGCGTCATGGCTTTTCACGGAAAAAAAGGCGACAGAGTCCGGCTCGTATTTATGCCGAACGATCCAGACCCTATTCCTGAAGGCACAGAAGGCACCGTATTAGACGTGCAACATATGGACTGGGGCCACGATAAATTTTCTCAAGTATCTGTAAAATGGGATAACGGCCGCGGGCTCAGTTGCGTATGCCCGCCCGATCATTTGGAAATTATCCAGCCTGCTCAGTAACCGCCAAAGTAACTCCCGCCAATCGCGTCTTCAGCCCAGTCGATATCGCGTTCTTGCGCCACTTGTCTGGCACTAATGCGGCCGACACCGGCTAATTGTGCAAAATTAGGCCACGCCTGACAGACGTGCCACAACGCGCACGCCCCTAGATTGACAGCCTGCGCAAAGTCGTCTGTCAGTAGTGTATTGCGCGTAATTGTGTAAATGTCTCCACCGAGGCGGGATTCAGTTTTGTTTTCTACAAGCGCAAGAAAGTCTGCAACAAGACCCGGTGCGTCCTGAGAAGACCAGTCATATTGAAAAAAACAAATTTGTTTCATTTTGATCGCTTGGCACGTGTACAGCAGACTGCGGGTCTTGTCGAGGCTGTAGTGCTGCCGGTGATTAATCGGCGTGGGTTCTTTGAACACAATGATATCTTGTGCCGCAGACCGAACTAGCCGCATCGCCATCACCCGATCAAGATTAAATCCTGCTTGAACCATGACTGTTTCGCGAACGGTGCCGGCGCCGGTATAGTCATGCGCTACGAAGTCGCACTTAAACTTGGTCGACCACTTCATGCATTCGATCGCCTCTTGTAAATGATCGCCGCCGATGAGCAATCGTTTTCCCCACAAAACGTCAATTTTACCGTCAGGCAAAAAGCCCATAACAGCAATAGCGGTAAAACTAACGCCTTCTTCTCCGCCGCCACCCCAGTCGATAGCTAATACCCTGTGCCTGTACTTCATCAAATTTTGATAACATTGCGGGTCTGGTTCTTTTTTGTTCTCCCATTTCAGCAAACAAGCATTTTTTAAATCTGTTTCGCTGACGAGCTTCTGGCCAGTGTCAATGCTCTCGCCCATGACTTCGTTGTAGAACTGGGCTTGAGTCATATTGCCAAAGCCTTCGCGCTTCAATAGCAGCGTTGTCCATTTGTCAGGGTCGGCAAAATGCAGCGGCAAAATAACCTGCGGCACATGGTAACCTGCAAATTGCCAGCGGCGGTCGGGATAGCGGTGCACCCAGCGGCCGTGCCGCGGTGTAATAGGCTTGCGACATTTTGCACAAACAGTGCCCGGATATTTCTCGCTGATATGCGCGCTCCACGGCCCGATCATTGCGTCAAGATCATGTTCTAAAGCTGGGATGTTCCAATGCTTGCACGACTGACACGGTATAAACCATTCGGCTTGCGAAGACCGCTTATACAAACCGTAAATTAAGTTGTCGAAAGTTTTTGGGGTCCCCGTGAAATACATGGTCCCCCATTTGGAGTACGACATTGTTTCTTGAATAATAGGCACATGATCAGGGTCCATGTCCTGCACTTCGTCGATGCACACGCGGTCAGCAGACACACCGCGAATACGATCCGAATCAAGCAACGCAAAACTGAAAATCATCATCGAGTTGTTTTTAAACGATCGCTGTAGCACAGAGTTTTCAGTTGACGTGCCAGACCACAACATTTTCACCGGAGACTGGTCAATAAAAGGCCGCACATAGTTGTTTGAAAATCGTCGAATCTGTTCGTACAGAGGCGTGATAAACAACGTTTTGAAAAACGGAATAGAGTTTGCAACTACTACGCCGTGCGCCGCAAGACTAGTTGATTTTGAAACCTGACGTCCCGTACACCACACTTGATTCTTCGGTGTCAGGCAACGAAATAAAGGAGAAAACGGGTAGTGATTATCTAGAGTGTAAGGCTTGCCGTTCAGGTTTAATACCAACGGCAAAAGCGGCTCTAACGAAGAAAATACACGCTGCTGCGCAAGCGCACCTAACACGCGCGAGCGTGCTTGCGCCGCTTTTTGATCTTTGGTGTCTATAGACGCCAATTCTTCCAGCAACGATCGAACACCAATGTTGGTTACTTCAATCGTTGCTGCGTTATTAGCGGGAACATCCTGCATATTATTAGGTGCCATATGATTGATTATGATCGTCGAATGATTGTGCGGACTGAAACACACCATCCAAACAACAGAATAGACGACGAGCCTGAATTGCAGTGGTTAGAAGACAGCGTAAACTATCTGCTGGGCTTGACGTTTGAAATAATGTCGAAAACATTCTTTTTGTTGTTGACAATCGTAGTTCAGATAATTACCGCATGCCGGCAAAACCGGTCATAGTTTCGACACGCAGCGACAAGTATACTACACAGTATCTTGCCGCTATTTATGGAGTACTTTATGCCACAATTCGGAAAAAGCGCAAAACTTTACATGGAACGACGGTTGCCAGCGTACCAAAATACGCTACGCGGCCCGGCTCCTCAAGTGTACTTGCCGGACAATCCGGTGAATCATTTAACGCTTGAGCCGCCGCTGCCGCTGCCAAAGTTTGCGTATAACAGAAAATACGTCGACGGAGGAAAAACGAAACCGTGGCCCACCGGAGCTTGCGAAGAATGTAACCAATGAGCCGGGAACCAGACGTCAACAAATCTTTCGTAAGCATCGCCGGTTTCATTTTGGCCGGCGGGCTAATCAGTTCATTTACAACAAGTGGCGGGGGCGGTATGCTAACTGCTCTCGTCATTTGTTATTTTATGCTTGTTGCCACCAACGCGATTAAACGCGGAGAAAATTCAAGGACTAAAAAATAACCTATGAACGCTCTCGATTTCATCGCAGTAATCTTTGCCGCCGGAGCAATTATTGAAGTATGGCACAAAGGTTCGATATTTGAAACTGCGCGGGCATACGTGCAGGCATGGCAAGACGTAGCCGCTCCGGAAACCCTCAAAGGGCGGTTATGGGAACTGCTCACGTGCCCGTTTTGCAAGAGTTATCACGTTCCTGTCTACCTTTTCTTGCTCCTCTTGGCAGGCGATTACGTTGGCGGTACGATTGCGTCGCTGACTCGCGTTATCGTATACGGTCTTGCTGCCACCCGTATCGGCAATTTAATAGACGGGCTTTTGCCGGCACGCATGCGATATGACCCGCCAATCATTTTTGGAGATGAACATGGAAGCAGAGACGAATGACGAAAACACGCCGACGCGTTTGCCGTTCGACATTGAATTTTTCAGAGTAGTCGAACAGTTCAGCGACGAAGCGTTAAATAAAGTGCCAGAATTGCATGGCGTGGCAATTATCCCGCTCTGGACAAATCAACCAGAAAATATTCCGGCAGGTTTGTTGCGGCTTCGCGACACTACACCGCCGTATATGGCAAGCCTGTTGAGGCTTTTAGCCAGCCTCAGTATTTTTAGCTCAGAAGTCAACAAAGATTTGATCAACCAGATAAAAATGTTTGACGGCTATGCTGCAAAACTGGCCGAAACAATTAAAGAACGCACAGAAGCTTTAAATACTTTACCGCCGCCGAACGACACAAAAACAAATGGATAACCCGCCGGAAACGCTCAGTACCGATATTGAGATCGATGCATCTCAAAAAGAAGTTGCGCAAATTCTAGCGGCTCAATATTCAGATATGAGCCCAGAAACAGCAAAAAAAGTATTAGAACGCACGAATCACCCAGTCTGGACAACTGACGAATTTGCGGAACTTTTTGAAGTATCGCATTTCGATCCGCCGTACGTTTACGTAATCAGAAAAACAGATAATGTTCGCGGCACCGTGGCCTTTATCGATACTCCTCGATTTTATTTTGCGTTTCAACCGGAAGAAACCAATGACGCAAGAACGCCGTGAATATGACACCGGCGCTGTCCGCAGTGCTGATTGCGAACAAACGCGCTATGACCTAATTACACCAATTGGCTTGCGCCGTCTTGCCGAAACATACGCAGAGGGCGCGGCTAAATTTGGGCAGTTCAATTGGGAAAATGGAATGCCCGTCACGGATTTGCTCAACCACGCTATTGCGCACGTATACAAATTCCTTGGCGGTGATCGGAACGAAGACCATTTGGCGCACGCTGCTTGGAACTTGTTGGGCGCCATCCACTCTATGGAAAAATGGCCCGAGCTAAACCAGCAATGGTTGCGCGGTGAAAATTGCGAATGTCCGGCGGCTGCAACTACGAAACCAGAAGTCTCAACGGCCGACATCGCCGGCGAAAAGATATCTACGGCGACATATGCCGTCGGGACAAGCGCAGAAATAGACGCCCTGCGCAAAGCTATTTTAGGCAAAGACGGCTAAAGCTATTTTTAACCGGATTTTGGGCCTAAAAAAAAAAATTTGACGGGGGATTGATTTTCTTTTTTCCCCGTCTATCTTAAACTCCAGACGCGTAAAATCGCGCATGGAAGTGACAGACGATTAACAGGAGAAAGGCCGTATGGCAAAGAAACAGTCGGATGGTGGTCTCATCAGTCCGGCGAATTTGTGGGGCAAACCGCTTCCTACAACGAAGCAGACGACGCCCAAATCAATCACGAGAGAGGTTACAGGGAAGATGACCGATTCAGACGACGTTATGGATGACGAAGAAATTGATGTCGACGCCGAACTCAACAACGCCGACGCCGAAGAAGAGGAGTTGGAAGAAGTTGAAGCGGAAGTAGATTCTGAAATAACCGACGAATCAGATGACGACGACGACGGCGAAGAAGCCGAAGACGACGCCGAAGAGGAAACGGATTACGAGGATGATGACGACGTTGAGGACGAAAGTCAGGACGTTGTTGAAGATGAAGAAACGGTCGTCACCGCTGTGGCTGACGACGAAGATGATAATGGAGCCGAAGAAGACTCCGAAACCAACGAGGATGTCACTGCTATGGCAGAGAAGATGAGTTTGTCGGATCATGTCCGTGCCGAGATCGCCCGCCGCCACAAGGCTGGTGAGGAACTTCGCGGCGTTGAGATTGTCAAGGCACTTGCCAAGCGCAAAATTGAGGTCAGCCCGGCGCAGGTAAGCCAGTTGCTCAAAAAGGCTGGTCTGGGCGGCAAGCCGCGCAAGCGTGGCGGCACCACAACGGCCGCAGCGCCGGCAGAAGGCGAGCGTGCCGCGCTCAAGGGCCGTAAGGTCGGCGTAGCCGCCCCTGCTGCCCGTCAGGCCGAAAAGGCCCGGCCGGCTACCGGCGGCAATGGTTTCAAGGTCCCGATGGACCAGTTGCAGGCTGCCGAGGCGTTCGTCGCCGCGTGCGGCGGTTCGTTTCAGGCTGCCGGTCGCATTCTGACCGCGGCCGAGCAGTTGTCGCAAACGTTTGGCGGCTGAGTCTAGCCCACGCCACAAAGGAGCCGGTCGCCACGGGTTAACCAGCGACCGGCTCCGGCGGGGCGGGGAATTCTATCTTTGCGCCGGCTACTCTAGTCCGGCGCGCTCACGAAAGGTGCTTTATGAGCGCCGCTGTTTGCGCGTTAGATTACGCCACCAGCAAACCGCAGGTAATGCCTGCTGGAACTATCAAACGAATTCATGTTAATCAACACATGATTCGGCGAAACAAAAAGAACGGCACAAAAGAAAGCGTCATCACAATTCAATGGCGCAATAAATCATACCGCGTCAAAACCGTACATATTCACGGAACCTCGCAAGCCATATACCGCCCCGAGCAACCGCTAAGTTGCGGCGCGCACGTATGGGTCGAAACAACTGCAAAAGTCACCCCTGTTTACGCGTAGGAAAAATGTCACACATCGTTCAGATTAAAACCGAAGTTCGCGACGCTAATGCTATCTCCGCTGCCTGCAATCGATTAGGCCTTGAGCAGCCCGTTGACGGCCATCATGTTCTATTTGCCGGCCAGTCCGCTGACGGGCTCGCCGTAAAGCTGCCGGGTTGGCAGTACGCCGCCGTGTTCAACGTAAACACCGGCGAAGCGTGGTACGACAACTACAACGGGTCGTGGGGCAAGCAGGAAGAGCTTGATAAGTTCCTGCAGGCGTATGCCGTTGAGAAGGCGATTTACGAGGCCCAGAAGGGCGGCTACTCGGTGTACGAAGAGACGCTGGCCGACGGCTCGATCAAACTTAACATCACTGTGGAGGCTTAATTACATGGCTAAGACGATTCAGGTTGTTGTGTCCCCCAAGGGCGAGACCAAGATTGAAACTACTGGGTTTACCGGTAGCTCGTGTCAGGATGCTTCCCGCGCGCTGGAGCAGGCGCTGGGCGCCAAGGTCGGCGAGACGCTGACCAGCGATTATTATGCCGCGGCAAATGAGCAGCAAATCGAAACGCAGAATTGATGCTAGAGAAAACAGATTACACGCCGTTTACTGGTACGTACCAGCCGTTTATAAAAACGAAAAGATTTGACATATTTCACCACCGCGTCGTACGTAATCCCAAATTGGGCCACCCGAAAGAAATGTTTACGGCGTGGTTTCACGGCGAAGACGTTCCAAGGCCCGTATGCGAAGTTATTTTGTGGCCAAACCCGTACGACATTTTTGTTGAATGGGTGCACGTTTGCGAGGAATATCGCAGACAAGGAATCGCCACCGAGGTGTTGCGCGCATTGGAAAATAAACTAGGCGCACTCAGCATGGGCGGCGCTACAGTCGCCGGCGAAAAATTTATTGCCTCGTATAAAAAGCCTGTCAAGAAAAAGATAAACAAAACCAAGGTGAAACGTGTCGCTCGAAAAAGAAATTAAAGAACTGGTCTGTGCTGGCTTTTCTGGTATCTGGGTCGAGTCGCTTGAGTGCGATGACGCTGTTATAACGATCCGCAAGCTTGCCGAGGAGCGCAAATGGGGTTTTGACGTCTGGGACATCGACCAGCAGTTGGCTAGCGGCATGGTCGCCGCGCCGGGCCCGCTGCAGGCTATTCGTTCGATGGACTTGCCTAAGCAGCAGGACACCCAAATTCTTGTGCTCAAAAATTTCCATCGTTATCTGCCCAATCCCGAGGTTGTGCAGGCTCTGGCCAATCGCGTTGTGCGCGGCAAGGGCGACGGCCGTTATGTTATCATTGTCGCCCCGACCGTGGCGCTGCAGCCTGAGATTGAAAAGCTGTTTACGGTAATTCATCACGAGCTTCCCGACGAGACGCAGCTTACGGCTATCTGCAACGACCTGTTCGGCGAAGGTTCGGCATTTGAGAAGCCTACCGCCGAGCAGGTTAATAACGTCGTAGACGCCTCTCGCGGCCTGACCCGGCAGGAGGCCGAGAATGCCTTCGCGCTGTCTCTGGTGCGCAATAACAAGCTGGAGTCGGATACTATCTGGGGCATCAAGGCCCAGACGCTTGAAAAGAGCGGCACGATGACCCTGTATCGCGGCGACGCCAACTTCGATAACCTTGGCGGTCTGGAAAACCTGAAGCAGTTCTGCATCCGCGCCATGCAGCGGCAGGGCGAAAAGAACGTCGATAAGCGCCCCAAGGGTGTTTTGCTGCTGTCGCCTCCGGGCTGCGGCAAGTC